ATCAATTTCTGTGCCCTTGATGATCTTAGCGGGGTTACCAGAGACAAGACCATCCTTAATCGCAAAGTTAGTTGTTTTCGTGTAATTGCTCATTACCTCGTCTTCCCTACTTTAGTAAATACATCAAGTTTCTGGATTGAGATTGGTCGGGTGTTCACAGTTGTCTCAAAACCCAACTGAATAACCTTACCTGATCCACCAATATTGATGATCTTGTTGTCAAATGCAGAACCACCGTATTCACCGATGTTGTACTCTGCAATATTGTACTCTGCTACAGCAGCATTAGCCAGTGAGAACTGTCTACTGTTCAAAATGTCACTGTAGTCGTAACCGAACTTAAGAATAACAGGATAACCCTGTCCACCGATTGTTGTGATTCCCACCTTCTTCATGATCTTCAGGGCCGTAGGCACACCGAAGTCAAAGTAGTTAGTGTAATACTTCATTACATAAGTATCGGTATTGTCTTTGTAGGTATCGTACTTAGCAATGTATCCTAGTTTACCCATTAACAAGTCTTTGTTACGGGTATAGCACAGAGCAGAAGGAATGGCACCATCCCAAGTTGTTGCCCTAGCAGCCCCGTTAGGCAACTGCATCCGTAAGTCAAAGCAGTAGACAACATTTGTTAACGGGAAGGTTATGATGTAAAAACCTTCTTTGTCAGAGTGTGCTGCCTTGATGTTGATTGCTGTTTCAATCGACATTGCAGCCACCAAGTCATCCCGCACATTGGCACTGATGTCCCGCAGCGGAGCAGACTTCTCTTGGATTGTTCGCATCAGTGACTTCACGCCACTGTCCGACAGGAAATACACATCTGAGCCCGTTGTTACCACAGAGTCCCGTGCAAAGCACCCAACACCTGTGATAGCGTCTTGTAGGCCCATTGAGGCAGGTTCCTGGGCATTGTTGTAGATCAGGATTTGCCTACGACCAAACACGATCAGGAAGCCGTTATGAGCCGCTAGAGCCACAATCTCATCTGCACCAGCAGGCCATACTTGGCTCAGGTCTAAAGTGCCTGCTGTGCCCGTAGACAGTACATGACCTGCAAGCAAATCAGAGAACTGTATGGTTGTCTTGTTTGTAGTATTCGTGGCAGACCATGTACGACCATAGGCACTGATCACACAGTTGTTGTTTGAGACGGTACCGACATAGCCAGACTTCTCAGACACACGCCTGTAGGTCGTGGACGACACCGCAGGATCAAACACCAAAGGATCGTGACCCTCCTGATAGATGTACAGGACACCGTTCAGCGGAGCCATCTGCCAGTCATTAGCAGTGATCGTAGGGGCTGTACCGCCACCACCGTAGGTTAGTTCAGACAGTGTGCTACCAGACAGCTTAAACAGCTTATTGTTACCAGCAGCGACAATGTATGATGTTCCGTCATTAGCAATCAGTTCAGCAATGCTTTCAACTGCATTAGAACCAAGAGCACCCAGTGTGCTGTGCGCTGGAGTCCAACCCTTACGAGCACCGATACGACCAAACTTGTCAATAACACAGTTGGTTGCTACGGTGGCGTAGCCAGACTCCAGAGACACCACACTATCCTGCGTGTTCAGGCCATAGAAGCCTGGAGCAGAAATAGATGTAGTTAACAGTTTTGCAACCATTATACATCCGTCCAAGTCACTTGTTCATCGTACCGATTAGATTCCAGTGCAATAGCATCTGCTAACGACAGACGATACTTCTGGTACAGTTCAGAGAACGACTGTCCACCATCTTCACCTCGTTCAGCCACAGCATTGGCATGAGCCAACATCTGAACCAAATGTGGAGGAACCTTTACAGTATCAGCGTTGTTAGCTAAATCTGCCTGTGGAATGTAAAGATTGAATCGTAATGAATAAACTTTATCAGGCTGAGGCCAGACTTCGACAGAAGTATCACCGTTGTTGTCTAGTCCCTTAAAGTTGTAGTAGATCGGAGCAGCATTTTGGACAGTAGCCAGATAGTACTGTCTTTCAATCCAGTTACCATCAGCCTGCTGCATGTTAACATCTTCTGTGTCGTTTAAGACATCAGCAACCCTGAACCTACGACCAGAGCCTGTCAGTGTGTATTCACGCTGTCCGGCCACTGTCGGCAAGACAATCGTGGACTCTAAGGCACTCCACTGATAAGCATCTTCAATTTCACGCTTTGCGTCATTGACTAAGACACCAATCAAAGAACTATAAGGAGTGTCACCTACAGAGGACACAGTAGTTTCTCTTAATC